GTTGTCCTGCTCGAGGGCGACGGCGGCCGAGGCCGCCCGCCCCTCGGCCGCCCGCAGCTCCGGGCCGACCCGGTTGATCTGCCCGATCAGCTCGTCGTAGCGCCGCTCCTCCTCCTCCGTCAGCGCCTCGCCGCCCTTCGCCTTGAGGGCGAGCGGCTTGACGTCGGCCAGGAGGCGGGCCATCTGCTCCCGCAACTCGGTCAGGGTCATGCCGTCAACTCCAGCCCGTAGCCATACTCGGCCAGCGCGATCGTCAGCTCCGCGAGCCGGTCCCTCCGTGCCGGGGGCGCGGTGCGTGGTGCCGTGTCTCCACGGTCCGGCGCGGCCGTCCAGGCGGCGGCGAGCTCGGCGACGAGGGCGCGGCCGGCGGCGTCGAGCCGGCCGGCGCGCAGGTCGTCCAACGTCATGGCGAGGTGCTGGGCGCGGTCGTCAGCGCGCACCGCCTCGATCTCGGCGTGCAGATTGGCGGGGAAGGAAACGACCGAGAACTCGTAGAGCTTGGCCTCCTCGATCACCCAGACCGAGCCCGGCAGGTTGTTGGCGATCCAGGCCGGGAGGTCGTTGCCGAGGACCAGGGGATCGCCGTCGTTGGCCTGCCGCTCGCGGATCGTGCGGAAGCCGACGCTGAGGCCGAGCGGCACGCCGTCGCGCAGCAGCGCCATCGCGTCGCGGCCGTGCTGGGTCGCCTCGGTGACGGCGGCGTCGACGGCGAGCCCGGTGCCGTCCTCGGCGAGGGCGGTCGGCTTGCCGATCGGCAGGTAGGGGTCGTGCTGCCAGAGGACGAGGACGCGGTCGCCCCGCTCGGCCAGCGTCTTCGCCCAGGCGCCCGGCGCGAAGGCGGTGCCGTAGGAGTCGACGTGCCAGGAGGTGGAGGCGTAGCCGGAGAAGCCGGGGGTGCCGTCGGCGCGGCCCGAGGCCGGGACGGCGCGGAACTCGATCTGTCGCTTGTCGCCGGGCTTGGCCCGCTGCGTCCGGTCCGGCACGGCCCGCTCCGCGCAAAGAAAAACGCCGCCGGGTGGCCCCAGCGGCGATGCGCGTCGCTTTGGCTACCCGGCGGCGTCTCCGTCGCCGTCTTCGTCTGCTGCCGAGGATTCTAGCACATCCGGGCTAGGACAGGAATGGCCACCGCTTGGCCATCAGCGCGATCAGCAATCGGCACGCCTGCGCCAGGCAGTAGGCCAGGTAGGGGGCGTCCCCCAGCGTCTCGGCGGCGGCCTTGTGCGATGTCGGCCGTTCGGCGGCCATCAACGCGGCACCACGATCCGCGGCCCCCCGGCCAGCGCCTGCCGCTGCAGGTCGTGGAGCGCCGCCGCGATCCCCTGCTGCACGAGCCCCATGATGCCCAGCGCCTCGACCATCGGCATCCGGATCGTCTGGTTGGCGAGCGGGTCGTGCAGGATGACGGAGACATCGCCGTGCTCGTAGGCGACGGCGGCGCGGACGCCGGGACGGCCGTTGGGCGAAGGATTCGGGTTGTTGCTCGCCGTCATACTTCCCCTCCCCCAAGCGGCGTCGCCAGCACCGGCGCGATCGCCAACGTCCCGTTCGGATGCTCCGACGAGATGTGCGTCGGCGCCTCCTCCAGCGACACCACCAGCCCGTTCCGCTCGGCGCAGGTCATCCCGTCGAGCGGGCTCGGGTCGGTGTCATGCCGGGGATTGTCCAGCAGCTCCGAGGCCAGCACGACGCCGCTCTCCTGGTAGGCCAACACGTTGGCGCGATTGTAGGCAACCTGCGCCTCGGTTCGCCCGACCGTCAGGCTGCGGCCCTTGTAGGTCTCCTCGAAGAGCCCTTCGAGCCGCGCCGCCAGCTCGTCCATCGTCACGCCCTCGTCCAGCGCCGCGCCGACGACCCGCCGCACGTCCTCCCGCGTCGTGTCGGCGATCCCCTTGATCCGGCCCGCCAGGTCGGCCAGGACGCGCCGCACGTTGGGGTTGGCGAGATCCCAGGCGATGCCAAGCTGGAGCTGGGCCGAGGCGTTGGCGAAGGCGGTCTCCCCGGCCAGGACGTAGAAGCGCTGGAGCACCTTCCGCAGCGCCTCCTCCTCGGCGTCCCAGTCGATGTCGTCGATATCGCGGGCCTCGGCGACGAGGCGATCCCGGTCGGAGCGAGGCATGGCGACCATGTCGCGCTCCGTGAGCGCGTCGAAACGATCGGCGCTCTGCGCCACCGCCGCCACGACCCGCGCCCCCTGCTGCCGCCAGAACGCCCGCAGCATCGGCGCCCCCCGCGCCCCCAGCCGCCGGATCGCCGTGCGGTTGGCCGCCCCAAACGCCGCCCTGCTCTCGACGTCCAGCCGGTAGCCGCGCCGCCCCCCGACCTCGACCGCGACGGTCGCCCGCGGCGACCGGGCCGCCCCTTCTTCCTCGTCGTCTCCCTCGCCCTGGTCCTGACCTGTCCCACCCGGCACAAGCGCCGCCGGTGCCGGCGGCTTGCCCGCCTCCTCGGCGATCGCCGCCAGATCCTCGGGCCGGGTCGGGGTCGCGCTGAACGGCAGCAGCAGCACGTTGCCCGCCTTGCCGGGCAGCGGCGGCAGCCCGACCTCGGCCCGCGCGTCGTCGAGCGTCGCCAGCCCCGCCCCGAGCGCCGCCGTCGCCCGCTGCCAGCGCGGCGTCTCGTCCTCTTGCAGGGCCTTGATCTCCGAGGTGTCGAAGCCGAATTCGAGGCGGCCGCTCGGGTCGAACTCCGGCAGCAGGGCGCGGGTGAAGGTGCCGTCGAGCCGCGCCCACAGGGGGGCGATCGTGCCGTCGTAGTAGTGGCGGACCGACGATTCGTAGTTGGAGAAGGTGTTGCGGGCGAGGCCGGCCATCGTCCCGACCAGGCCCGGGGGGACGCCGAAGGCGGTGCAGACGTGGGTCTCGATCGCGTCCCGCACATCCGGGTAGAGCATCTCGCCGAGGTTGAGCCCGAGCGGGACCGGCTCCACGCCGCCAAGGAAGGCCGGCTTGTCCCAGTTGCGCGCCCCGCCGTAGCGCTGCTGCCACGAGGCGAGGATCAGGTCGCGCTCGGCCTCGGAGATCCTGGGCACGATCTTCTCCGGCCCCTGCGGCACGACCCGCAGCCCGAGCGGCGGCACCCCGCCCCGCTCCAGGAGCACATTGAGGAAGTCGGTCAGTTGGTCGTCGATCGCCAGCTCGCGCTTGATCGCCGTCATCGGCGTCCGCCCCGTCCAGCCGCCCCAGGGGTCGGGCCGGTAGGTCACCAGCGCCACGTCCTCGGCCCGCAGCGGCCAGGGGTCGTTGCCCGGCACCTTGTACTCCCAGTCGGGGAGGGCCTGCGGACGCGGCTTGACCTTGACCCAAGGCGAGACGAGCGGCCAGAGCTGGACCGGGCGGCCGGCGTCGGAGCGGACCTTCTCGACCAGGCAGAAGCCGGTCGCGGCCGCCATCGACACCACGAAGTACCAGAACTCGGCCTCGCTCATGGCCGGGTTGGGCGCGCCGATCAGGGCGCGGGCGTTGCGGGCGGCGGCGCTGCCCGTGTCCTCCCGGGGCTGGCCGTCGACCCGGCGGTAGACCCGGAGCGGGGCGGCGCTCGTGTCGCGGGCGATGGCGTCCAAGCAGGCCTGGACCACGGCCAGCTTGTAGCCGCGGGCGAGCTGGCCGTCGAGGTCGTAGGCGGGCCAGACGGCGCGGTTGCGCAGCCCGCCCGGCACTAGGGCGCCGGCGGCGTCGCGCCGCTCGACGCCGCCGGCGAGGAGCTGCTCGAGCGGGCTTTTGCGCGCGGCCTTGGGTTTCGCGCCCGACTTCCTGCCGCAGGCGGCAGCCGGCGGCGCTTTCGTGCCGAAGTCGCGGACCTCGAGGAAGATCCGCCGCTCGTGGGCCGGGGCACATTCAATGTCGCCGCGGCGGGGATGGGCGTACTCGATCACATACCAGTCGGTCGTGACGTGCGGCACGAGGCACGAAGTGCAAAGGCGCGGAGCCATGGGTCGATCAGGGTCGAAAGCGAAAGCGGCCGCGGAAAGGCGGCGGCGGCGGACGGTAAACGGGTGCGGCCGAGTAGTACGGCGGGTAATGGAACGTCGGGCGGCCCAGCACGGGCTGCGGAGGCGGAGCGGGCAGCGCGGCAGCGATCGGAGGTCGGAGGTCGGCCGTGGGAACCGCGGCGTTTTTGACCGCCGGCCGCTGATCGCCGGCCTCAGACTTCGGACCGCTCGCCGCCGGGGCGCTTGGAGCTGGCTCGTGCTTCGGAGCTGCCTCCTGGCTGCCGACCTTCGCCGGCGGCTTGGGCGGCGCCGGAGTCGGAGCGGCCGACCTGGCCAATGAGGCATAGGCAATC